TCATTGGGATAAATGGTTGGTGTGCAGCTACACAAACTGTAATCAAGGCCTTGGGTGGGAGGGTATAATTTTGGAGAGATGGCGGAATAGGTAGACGCACCAACGAGTAGGCTGTAGGCTTGCGAGGTCAGGCAGCAAGAGGGTCGCATTGCAGGGTGACTACACAGGTTACCACCCCTCCTAAAAAGGGGAACGGCAAAAGGTCCTGGCAAATCCCTGCCCTCTTCAATAACTAAAAAGGAGAAAACAAATGAAGTTTAAAGAGCCAACAAGAGAAACTATATATGGAATGGATTGCCATGACATTGCTGTGTTAGCAGAGGACATTGAAATGATTAGAGTTCCCGGCGGATGGATTTATTTGTTTTATAACTTAGATGGAAAAAGTAGAATATCGAACTTTGTTCCTTTTTCGAGAGAGTTTAAAAAAACGAGCATAGGAGAAAACAAATGAACTTAAAAGCAGGAGACAAAGCAAGATTAAGACATGAAAAGGGGTTGATTAGGGAGTTTGGTGAGGATGAAAATGGGCATATAGTGGTGGAAGGTTCTCACATAAGAAGCGACATGAAAAGTTTTTTAGGACAAGTCGTTACAATAAAGGAGGTGGGCATTTCTACTTTGAGTGGAGCTTACTATCGTATTGAAGAAGATGATGGTGTATGGCGTTGGCACCAAGCAGCCTTCGAAGGCCACGCATTTGAGTACGGGGAAGAGGCTTTGTTTAGTAATGATGAGAATTTGCCTATTGAGGAGTGGAAGAGGCTGCCCTATTTGAGTTATATCGATGGATCAATTACGCCTTACGAGGCTGTTTACGATCGTGCAGTAGTAGATTTTAAAGAAGGTAAATCTGTTTCTACTATGTGGTACAAATTCGCCCAACCAATACCTAAGGAATCTTGTGATAAAAGCGAGTATACGTTAAAAGATAAAGATAAAGGTACTTTTTCTATTTCTACGGCATCTAAAAAAGTTGTATGTAAGAAGCACGGAGAAACAGAGGAGTTTATAACTAGCACTTTTGAGGGGACAGAAAAACATTACTGCATGCATTGTTGGATTGAAACATTGACGGATTTTGAATGTAAATAAAAGGAGGCAGTAAAATGAAATATCAAGTAGGAGATAGGGTTATAACTAATAATGGAAATGTTGGAGTTATTTCAGAGTTAATGCTAGGGGATTTTCCATATTATATTGAAGGAGCATCATTTTCTGAAGACTTTCTAGAACACTACTTCGAACAAGGGGACTTGGTGGATGTTAGGGATACTAATTATGAAGAGTGGGGCGATCCTAGAATATTCTTTTCTATAGCTAAGGGGCAAAAAAACAAGTATGTAACAGTAGACAATCCAGAAAGTTTTAAAGCAGGGGAAGCGTGTGGATATACAGGGTACGAACAATGTCGCCCACACAGAGAAGAGGAGAAAGAGGGAATAAAGATAGAGATAACAAGAAATGGAGAACCATTTAACGAGAAGTTAAGCGTTGAGTCTGCCAGGGCGTTAGGAATTATTGAATAAACTCAAAAATAAGAAAGGAGAATAATATGATTAGTATAAGTTACAAAGATAAATATCTAGAAGCTAAAAAAGAATTAGAAGCACTTCAAAGATATGTAATGGACTTGCAAGCAACTACAATTGAGTTGCTTAATAGTGAACTTATGAAAATTGACAGAGCAAATAATAATGTAAATGAATCGGAGGAAAAATAATATGGGAATAATTAATGTAGATCCAACTACTGAAACAGTTGCGGGATTTGATGTGGTTGATGCTGGGGTGTATAAGTTGAAGATTACAGATTTTACAACTGATAAAGAAACTAAAGAAATTTTGCAAGTATCTGCTAATGGGCATAATTTTATAAAGCCTGTCTGTGAATTTGTAGATTCTGTTTCTAACTTACCTGCATATGATCCAACAGGTACAGGGGCTAAGGTACAGTTGCCACCCAAAATTTTTCCGTGGATTTGTGTGGATGAAGGAAGTTGGGATGGCGGTATGTCTAAGCAAGCTGCTCTAAGAGGGCTTGTAGAGGCTTGTGGGCTATCATGGGGGTCTTTTGATGGAGAGCCCAGTAGTTTATTTAATCTTGAGTTTATGGCTAAGGTTAAGGTTAGGACTACAAGGAAAGATAAAGATACTGGGGAGTTGGTTCAGTTGGAAAATCCTCAGAATGAGATAGCTAGATATATTAAGGGTTAAATTGTTGTCATAAACCAGGTCCAACCATCTATGGTTATATTCTATGTTTAGGTAATTATTGTTTGGGCTTGGTTTATATAATATATTATTGGAGGGATTGAGATGATAGATAAAGAGGCATTAGGGTTAGCTAGGGAAATAGCTAAGGAAGAAGGCATTAGTCTTAAGGAGGCTGTTGAGATATTAAAGGATCTAACTATAGGAGGAGATGAAGATGGCAAGAGAATTATATGTAAAGATGGACATGAAAACATTCATGATGTTCGAGACATTCGAGAGGACAATGGGAAAGTGGTTGAAGGAGAAGGATGTATCAGTGGAGGAATTGAGGGTGACGTTGGAAGGGATGTTCAAGGGGAAGGAAATCCAAGAGTAAGAGCCGAACATATATCAGAAGTGGTTGCTTCATATATTAATAAACCTAGCTATAATCCTCCCAAGAAACCTTTATATGACGCTACAGAAGCCCGTAGAAATACTACTGGGGAGGTTATATATGATAGTAATGGAAATACTCACAAGATGGAATTACCGTTTGCTATAAATAAGTTGCCAGAAAGGGTAGAAGGAGTTGCTACAGATAGGTTACATAATGAAGGTACTGTTTTTAGTTGCCAGCAGTGTAGGAATCCTGTGTATGTAGCCTCAGGGCATGTGTTTGATCCGTTATCGTTTGATCAATTGGCAGAGGTGATGACTCCAGTGGCTGATGCTATTCCCCCGTTTACAGAAGAAGAGGTAGGGAAGATAGAAGTTATTATTGGAGTAGGTGCTTATATAAGTTGTCCTGTATGTGGAGGTAAATCTACTATATGCATAGCTGGTAGGGCTTCTAAGACTGATGATGGAGGAGGGGATAAGTATAAGGAAGGTGTAGGGTCATTGTAGAGTAGGGTGGATATATTAACTATGTGTATGTTGGAGGGATATAGATGATAGATGCTAGAGTGGTTATGGGGATAGGCCCTAGGGATTGTAAGATAGTATTGGTGGGGGATGTCCCTGGGGTTACAGATGAGAAGGAAGGGTTACCTTTTTATGGTATGGCAGGGAGAGTGCTCAAAGGGATGTTGTCGGAGGTGGGGATAGATTTTGATGAGTGCTATGTTACTAATGTACTTAAGATCAGAGTTGGAGATGGTAATTTTTCTGACTTATATATGGATAAGTCTAAGACTAAGTCTACATACAAACTGGAAGGTATATGGAACAAATTAAGAGATGAATTAGATGGAATAGCAGGGAAGAAGGTTATAGTTGCGTTAGGTAGGGAAGCTTCTATGGCGCTAACTGGACAAGGTGCTATAAGTAAGGTTAGAGGTTCCATATATTGGGCGCATAGGTTTGATTGTTATGTCATCCCTACCTATCATCCTAGTTTTATTATGCGAGGGTTTAAGGAAAGGCCCGTAGGGTTGGTTGATCTAGCTAAGGCTAGGAGGATAGCCGAAGGGGAGTATGTGCCTACGGATAGGAAGTTGGTTATAGCTAGGGACTACTTAAGTGCATTGGTAGAATTGATGACAATAAAATCTACAGCTAAGTTAAATCATTATGGAGTAGCCTTTGATATTGAGACGGAGACAGATCAGGTTAATGCTATAAGTTTTGCTGTTTATTCTGAAGGTACGTTTAGATCTGTATGTATACCCTTTTGGTTTGGTGCTTGGGGATCGTTTTTTAGTTATAAGGAAGAGTTGGAAATATGGAAGACTATTAAGGAAATATTAGAAGATGAGAAGATTAGAAAGATAGCACATAATGGGACTTATGATATGAAGTTTCTTAAGTGGCGATATGGGATAGAGACTAAGGGATATTATTTAGATACGATGGAAGCACATCATGTGTTGTATGCTGACTTTCCTAAATCATTAGGGTTTATATGTTCTATATATACTGATCAAATTTATTATAAAGATGGACTGCATGGAGATATGGAAGAGTTTTTTAATTACTCTGCATTGGATTCTGCTATTACTATGGAATGTGCTCTAAAGGTGGAAGCAGAGCTTATGGAATGTGGTATGTGGGATTATTATTGTAAGGTGGTTAATCCTATAGTTGTACTTATGGATAAGGTATCTGATGAAGGGATATTAGTTGATGGGAAGTATGTTAAAGTTATTAGGAAGAAGTTGGATGAGAAGATGGTGGAGCTAGAGGAGAAGATTAATGTTGAGTATTGTAAATTGACTGGAAGGGATATAGAGATAGAAGATTTTAAAGAAAAGGTTCTTGTAGATATATATGAACAGTTGGGGGTGGAGAAGAAGAAGTATTTAGATTGCCTGGAAGCTATTAAGGTTAAACCTACTAAGACTATGCAGAAGAAGTTGGAAGTGGCGGGAAGGAAGATAGATAAGTTGACTACGAAGAAGGGTGTAGTTAATGCTATGAATGCGGAGTTAAATATTAACTCTCATATACAGATGAAGGAACTTTTGTATGAGATACTTAAATTTCGTGTTAGATATACTAAGAGGGTGGGAGGGGGTAAGACTATATCAGCAGATGAAGGGACTATTAAGTATTTTAGTGTTAGGAATCCTGATGTAGAGATATTTAAATATATATTGGAATTGAGGAAGATATATAAATTGTGTAGTACGTATTTGAATAAGAAACCTGATAAAGATGGAAGGATGAGGACTAATTATAAAGTTGGGGGTACTAAGACTTCTAGGATGTCTTCGTCAGCTACTATATTTGGTACAGGGACTAATCTACAGAATATACCTAGGAATAAAGATATTAGAAATATGTTTAAGGCTAAAGAAGGACATATATTAATAGAGGCAGATTATAGTAGTGCTGAGAGTAGGATAGTTGCATATATTGCCCAAGAGCCTACTATGATGAGGATGTTTGAAGAGGGAGGTGATATGCATGCTTTCGTTGCGAGCAGAGTATTTAATAAGCCAATTGAGGACTGCGGAAAAGGGACCTCGGAGAGACAACTTGCTAAAGGAATTGGTCATGGAACTAATTATAGAATGGGAGCTAAGACATTGGCAGAGTTTCTTGGCGTCGCTCAGTCTGAGGCTTCAAGCTTTATTGCTAAATATTTTGCACAGTTTCCAAAGGTGAAGATGTTTCATAAATGGGTAGAGAATGAAGTTAATAAAAGTAGGGTACTTACTAATGTATATGGTAGGAGGAGGTTGTTTGCTGCCAAGTCTGGGGAGCAATTGTATGCTGAGGCTACTAATTATATTCCACAGAGCACAGTAGGGGATATGATTAATATTAGTATGTTGAAGGTGCAGGGTAAGATAGATGAGTTGGGGTTAGGGACTAGGATAATACTTCAAATTCATGATGCTATTATGTTGGAGGTTCCTATAGAGGAGAAGGAGAGGGTTATTAAGTTGTTGCATACGGTTATGGAAGAGCCAGTTAGTATTAGGGGTAGGAATATTATTATTCCGATAGAGGTTGAAGTTGGAGAGAGATGGGGGGAGTTAGAATATGTATGACCCAATAGCTATGGTAGTACTTATATTAATTATGGGGATGTTTATAGCTTTATTTTTGAATAGTTTTAAGTAGGAAGGGGAGTAGGTATGGATGCTGTAATGATTATATGGGTGGTTGCGATAGTGTTGTCTTTGATAACTATGTTTAGATAAATGGGGAGGGTAGATGCTACCAATAGATAATGTTCTTAAGGTATATAGAATAGGATATATGACTAAGGAATTAGAGAAGAGTATATATATAGTATATGCTTCTACATTAAATGTGTATATGAAGGGGGATCCTATATGGTTACAGATTTATGGTCCACCATCAACAGGAAAAAGTCATATTTTAAAAGGATTTGAAGGTACTAAGAATGAAAAATATGTATGTGCTATTGATAATTTGACAGAGAAGAGTTTTGCGTCGGATTTTCACGGTAACCAAGGAAAGGATGTTAGTCTTCTTATAAAGGCAAATGAGAAGATATTTATTGTTAAAGACTTCACTACTGTTATGAGTAATAGAAAAGAGAAGAGGGACTCTATAATGGGCCAACTGAGGTCTATCTATGATGGGGAGTATACTAATAAAACAGGTTCTAAGGAAGCTAAGAAATTTATAGTTAGATTTATAGCTATTATTGGAATAACTCCTCAGTGTGCTAGAAATATGGAAAGGGGAATAGGATTAGGGGAGAGATTTATTAGGGTGGATCTAGAGCCTTGGAATATGAATATGAATGATGAATATAGGAAATTAGATAAGATTAGGGATATTATAAGTTCAGGGATAGATTTTGATAAGAAGATTAAAGAAGCTACTCATACTTTTATGAAATATTATAAAACATATTTTAAGAATTATACTGGACCGTGGCCTAAGGAAGCTGCTAAGTATTCTAAGTTATTGCAAGATTTAGCTTTTTATGTTTCTAAGTTAAGAAGTGGTGGGGAGGAAAGTGCTTCGAGGGTATATACACAGCTTAGTAAGTTAGGATCATGTATAGCTATTATGTTATGTGAGAAGGAAGATTATGGAGCTTTTGTTATGGATATTCTTATAAAGGTTAGTAAGGATTCTATAGATAAGTTTTACTCTAGAATGATAGATGTTATATATGAAGTAGATTGTAAGAGTCCTGGGTTAGGATTGTCCATGACTGATATTATGGATTTAGTTAATGATGGACTGAGGGTGTGGAGTAGGGTTATTGATAGAAGGACTTTTAATAGGCATATAGATAGGTTGGTTAAGATGGGGTGGTGTAAGGTTATTAGGGAAAGTGGGGTTAATAAATATATGGCGGGGGAAGATATGAAAACTATTATGAGATCTATTAATTCTGAGCTAACTTAGTCATAAGCATTGAACTTTTCTTTTAGTTTCTTAAACCTAGTCCTAGTTTTTTGTGGAAGGTAGGATAGGTCTTCATTTATTAATGCAAACATTTTCTCAGCAGTGTTAAGGGCTTTTAGTTTATTTTTGGTTATATGTAAATCAAAAGCCCTTTGTCTGTCTACAGGGTTTGTTAAGTATTTAATACTTACATAGGCTATGGATAGTAGCTTACTTATCATTATTCTTAGCTTGGCCTATGTTGAGGCCTAGGATATTTACTAAACCTAGTAGTATATTAGCTATCTTGTTATCAGCTTTGTTGGGGGTCATAGATGCTAGGGCAGCAAACGCACCTATAAAAGATAGGCCCATCTTTAATTGTTCTACTGGGATGAGGTTAGTAATAAATTCCATGATATATCTCCTTATGTTAGGGTTATAGCCATCCCCATCTTTTGGCAATAGCTATGTTAGTGGCTGACTTTTTACATATGTCTGTACGGTATTGTATGTTATTGATTCCCTTGAGGGCTATTGTTAGGGATGATAGTTTTTTGAGGGACTTCTTAGAGTCGGTGTCATTGTATATTATATATCCTATCTTACCTGTAGTGGTTGAATCTATGTATAGGTTATTTATTAGATAAGGGTAGGAGGTTGACTTTATGTCTTTGAGAGTAGGGTCTTCATCTACTAGTATTCCCGTAGGGTAAGGGTATATGGATATGAGTGCTCCTGTGGTACAGCCGTTGTGGAATGAGAACCAATCTTTGGAGCTGTTCTGGAGATGGTATAAGAATTCATCCAAGGGGTCTTTTAGGGAATGGATTATTCCGTAGAAGGTACCAGGGAGGATGGAAGCATGGATGTCTTTTATATATGCATTGTCTTTAGATTCTATATAGAAATCAATAGAAACTGGCCCCCGGTAACAGGTACTCTTTAGAGGTTGTTCTAATTTTTCAAATGATTCTTTGTATAGTTTAGAGGGGTAGGTTCGTTTGGTTATGGTGAAGCCTGAGCAGTCTATGGTGGCACCTAAGTTGTGGTTCATTAATTTTGTATCTATGGTTTGTATGAAGTAAGGGGAGGTGAATTTTAGGCCGTTAAAGAATGATTCTATTCTTACTAGTATGCCTCCTATAGATATATCCTCTACTGGTTTTCCTATGGAGCGGATTAGTTTAGCTTTGTATTCTGGTTTAGTTTCTAAGGAGTTAGTTAGGATAGATGATCCTATTATTTTTAGGTTGGCTTTTTTGAATTTCTCTATTAAGGATAGAGGGAGGGTGCATAAGGCTATTACGACATCGGGACGTGTGATGGGAGGGTTGGTTAATAATTCTTCTGGGGTAGATAGTATGACTGTATGGGAAGATGAGGTTAGCATTTGAGCTAGGGAACATTCACTTCCTGTTTCCTTAATTATTAGGTATATCATCTTAGACTCCTTATATTATAGGTTATGATTTAAAAAATCTCTCTTCATTCCTCAGCTTTCGAGTTAGTTTTTTAGGGGTAGTTCTTGATCTCTTTCCCCTAGCTGATAAACGAAGGTTTGTTATTCTCTGTTCTAAGTTACGTTGCTTTATTTCTATTCTACCAGAGGCTGGGAGTTTTCTGTTCTTTTCTCTTACCTCTTGCCTTATGGTGCGGGCTTTTTTATAATCCTTTTCGAAGATAGCTTTGGCTAAGATTTGGTTATAGTAAGATGCTTGATTGCGAGAATGTTCTATGATGGATTGTTCGTAGTTTTCCTTGTCATATGCTAGGTTTACTTTTAGAGGGGGTAGGCCTATGGATCCTAGGAAGATATCTTTAGGGGTTAGAGATTTTCTTGGGATTATGGTTTTGCCTGACTTGCTACGAACTCCTTCTGTCATCCATCGGGCGGATCTAAACTTACGACCTATTGAACGAGGGGCCATCTTTTCTGCTGCCCCCATGTAGTCTCCATCACGAGATGAGTCTAGTCCTTGGAGATAAGATATGACCATAGCTCCAGTTGCTCCAGATAGGGCTATTAGGGGATTTTGTTCTTCTCCTACTCCAAGTATGCCACTAGGGAATTCTCCTATTCCTACGAGGCGGGAAGCGTCTATTCCAGCTAGGGTAGGTAGGCCTCTGGTTATTACATTCTGAGCTGTCTCAGGGATACCGACTTTTTCTAGTCCTCGTTTAATTTCCACTTCTGGATCTAGTCCCCATTTGTTCATTCCGTATTTTAGAAGTCCATATGCTGGGACTCCTTTTACACCTGCCATGCCTCCCATACCTGCCATGGTTGTGGCAACTTCCCAGAATTTGTTGAGGGCGGGTTGTCCTGCCTCAGGGGTGACGGTTCTGGCTAGTCGATGGATTACGTTGGGGGCATAAGATTGGAATAGAAAGAAATTTTTAGTTGTGCTATTGAGGGCAGTTTGTTTTCCAACTCCTGTTATTAGTTGAGGCATGGATTGTAGGCCATATTTGAACTGGGTTAAATTAGCAAAGTCTTTAGCAAATTTTAGAGCGGCGTCACCAGCTAATTTTTTATGTTTGGTAGCTACTTCCCATCCAGATAAAAAAGCATGAGTTCTATTTAAGCGTTCTGTTAGGGTACCGAAGGCCCCCATGTATCGGAATACATCTTTTGATCCTTCTTTCATAACTGAGATGAGGCCTTCGTTAATGAATGCTTCTTTTATTTTTCCTTTACCCTGGAGAGGGAGAGCCTCAGATACGAACTGACCTCCAAGAACACCAGTTTTCATAGCTTCTCTTAATCCTACCATTAATTGTTTATTGTTTTGGATAGATAATGGTAGGGGGACGTTCTTTTTGTAGAGAGAGGTTACTACTTGGGCTGCTGTTTTATAATTTTTAGCAAAGATAACTTCGGAGATTCCGGGACCAACGTGATGAGCTAGTTCATTCCAGGTTGTCACTATTGGTTGGGTTAGGTTTTGGGCTAAGAAGGATATTGATCCTCCTAGGTAGTGGGTTCCTATTAAGGCACGGATTCCTGAGTCTAGTTTAGATGAGGTGGAATTGTTGTATACGCCTAGGAAGTTTTTGGCGTATTCTTTCATATTGCCTTCAGGGAGAGTTGCCATGTGGGATTGGGCTTCTATGTTGGCTATGGATTTGCCGTATTTAGATGATGTGGAGTCTATAAAATCTTTGAGGGCTTGCTCTCCACTTTTCCAATCTGTTTTGTAGCCTGGGACATTCTTACGTTCCATGAGATGGGTGAAGTTGGAGTCGTCGAACATTTGTTTTTTGAGCGCTTGGATGGAGGTGTCCTCTGGGTGGAGGCCTGCACGGGAGGCGACTGCTTCTAGGTCTAGGCTGCGGATAGATTCTAAGGGGCGCCTAGCATTAAATTCTTGAGGTTTAAATACTCCTCCTACATCGTCTGCTAGGTTGTTGGCTTTCCTGTAATCTACTAAGGCTTTGCGGGCTTCCTTGATGTCATCGAACTTAGATACGAATTGGGAGGGGTCTCCCTTGTCTACTCCAGGAATCCATGCTACAAATCTACCTTTATTGCCACGGGGAAAGTAGCCTGGGATCTTACCTCCTTGCCACCCTATTATGTCTATGTTGGCCTCAGGTGCTCCTATGTCTACTCCTTGGGTTATCTTTTTAGTTATAGGTTTTCCTATGAGGTCGTTTACGGTTTTTTCTATTTTAGATTTTAAGGTTAAGTCTTGGGTGCGGTAGTAACCTTGAGATTGTTTGATAGATTCTCTAAGGGAATACTTCCCCCACCAAGAGGATTTTCTAAGTTGGTTGTAGACTATTTTTTCGGAGTCGGCTAGTGCTCCAAAAGCACGGTTGGAGAATTCCCCTAAGCTAGATGCATCTTCTTGGTAAATGGCATCGAATACTCTTTGTCGTGATGTGTTGGGGAGGGTGTAGAAGTCTTTAAATTCGTTAGCTGTCTCTATGGCTCGATTTCGTATAAGTTCCTTTCTAGCTATCCCATTGTCTACAGAATCAAATACCTTTCCAAAGGTGGTTGGGTGTTTTTTGGCTAAAAATAATGGCATAGATAGAGATTTAGCGCTACGATCTGTGAGGTTGGAGAACACTTCTCCGAATGGGGTAAGTCCTGGATCTACATCATCTAAACCTTCGGCTAATTTTTTTATCATCTTTCCTACACGTTCCCCATTCATGTAATTACCCATTTCTCGTAGAGTGGATGGAGTCATAGAACGGCGAAGGTTTTCTCTTGTGAGGACTGCTAGTTCTTTATCTGTCATCTTAGCAATTCCTTTGAAGTTTGAATCTCCTAGATGTAGGTTTTTTTCTAGCATTCCTTTGGAGCGTTTATTTACTCCAGTTAGGTAATTTTCCATAGCTACTCGTTCTGCTGATTTTTCTATAGTCCCTGCAACAGCTCCTCTAGTAGTTATAGGTTTGTGTTTTCTAACTATAGGTTTAGCATTGTCCATTATTTTTTTGAAGATAGAAAATTCCTTGACTGCTGGGAGTTCTTTGAATGCTCGTAGGCCACCACCCATACCTCCCCATAATGCTGCTGATGTGGCCATATCTTTCATAAGATCACCACGGGATTCTTGTTCTATTATTCCCTTGGCTCCTTCAAAACCTGCCCCTGCTATTGCGTTACCTAGTCCGTGGGCTGCTATTCTAGCTAGAGGGGTAGAGCCTCTTGTTAGAAGCCCTGGGGCTGTGATTGCCATACCTAGTTTAGTGAATTTAGATATAGGAAGTAGTTCTCCTAGGATGACTCCTACTTTTGATATTATTTCTGGGCGTCCTAGATCTTGTTGAGAGAAGAATGCTTCTTGGCCTTCGCGTAGGGCTTTTACTGCTGGGAGTTTCTCTGTGAGGTGTAGGGTTACTCCTTTGGCTAAGTCCAGGACTGTGGCGAATCCCTGGGCCGCTGACTTGGCTATGATACCAGCGTCCTTTACAGGGGGTTTCTCAGATTCAAATGATTCTAAGCCTATGTTGGCAGAGGATGACACTTTTTTATCTTTTAATCTTTTAAGAGCTTCTTGTACTCGTGTACCCATTTATTATTTCCCCCTAAGTTCTTTTCTTTTGTCTGGAAATACAAATTCAGATAACGTTAGTAATTCCAAAGGAGATCTTTTTTTAAATCCGGCTGCTATTGTATTTATTAGTTGATCTAATCTTCCAGGAACATTTTGATTGTCGGCTTCGTTGTTCTGTGCTTGCCTGGTTTGCATAGATTGGGCTTCGGTTGAGTTTAAGTCTGGGCCTGTGTTGGTAGCACCTAGTTCTAGTAAGATAGCGTTGAGGTCTTCTATAGGAAGTTTAGATAGCTCTTCTCTTTCTTGGGGGGAGATGGATTCTACTTCTGATATGCTGTTTAGGATGTTCTCTTTATCAGATTTGTCCTTTTCTATTGCCCCTTCTGTTTGGGTGAATAGTTTGGATAGCTCTTCTATACGAGGGTTGATGGATGCATCTATTTGAGATATGGCCTGTTGAGCTTCCGGGGCCATTATAGTTTGGCCTGTTTTACGATCTACATCGAAATTTAGAGTGTTTGATAGGACATCTAACCTAGCTTTCTGTTTGATGTCGTTTAGTTTAGTTAACTCTTCTCTAGCTTTTAGATTAAGCCTAGCTCCTTCTGATAAAGCAGTAGATCCTGTTATTATATCTTGGATGTTCTTAGCTTTTTGTTCTGGGGTTAGGTTAGGGTTGTCTTTGACTCCATTGATTAGGCCTAATTTTACTTCTCCTAGAATCTTACTAGCTTCTTGGGGTAGACTAGCTACTGCATCTGCTATATCTATAGCAAAGCTCATTCCTGATTGAAATACTTGAGGGTCGTTTTCTAGGTTAGATCTAAAGTCAGCTAATTTTTCCGGCTGTCCTTGGAAAGCTTTTCCTAGGGATGCTCCCGCATTTAGGGTGTTTATGAATTTAGTTTGTTGAGCTTGTTCTTCTAGTCTAGTTTGTTGACGATCTTGAAGGTTTAGTTGTTGTTGCTGAATTCCTCTTTGTTGGACGTCCTGAACTCCTTGACTTAGCCCAGATAGTATCTGACCTATAGGACTAGGTTTTTTTATTATTGTTTTAGGTACTACTATAGCCATGGTATATCTCCTAAAAAGTTATTGGTTTAAAACCAGCTGTACCAGTTCCAGTTTTAGGTACACTAGATGCAGAAGAAAACTTCCTGGAATAAATTGTGAAACTAAATTAGATAGCGAACTAGCAATTCCTTTAGTTTGTGTAGTTGTGCCTGGTGTTACTATATTTTGAAACCCTCCTCCTAGGCCTAATATTTTTGTAGCTATGCTTATATAGGGGGAGCTTTCTGGTGATGTACGGATAAATTCATTGAAAGCTGCGTTGAGGCCAGCTTGATCTATTCCCCTTTCTGTAGCACCAAGGTCTGCTTCTGATTTAGCTAAGTCTGTAGCTACACCTGTGGCTTGTAGGGGGGCGTTAAATACATTGAGGGCCAAGTTACCCCTAGCTTGGGTTATAGATGAAGCAAGATCCCCTGCTGCTCTTCCTACGGCAAGTGCCCTTGGGGAACCATCAAAGGTGCCTGATCCTATAAATTGTTCTTGGACAGTAGGTAAGATGTCTTGTTCAAAATTTCTTATAGATGGATCTACTACTGATTGTTGAAAGGCTTTCTGTAGTTCTGGGGTAACTGTTCCAGAAAGTAGAGGAGATAGGCCTTTTTGGGATAGATCTGCTAAGGTGGAGAATCTTTCCCTGCCTTGTTGTTCTAGTGGAGATAAGCCTGCTACTCTTTCTCCTTCAAATGGAGTGGCTGTAGGTATATCTCCACCAGATTTACTAAACTTACCAGATACAATGGTGGTTAGTTGTTTAAGTAATTCCTGTTGTTCAGGTGTTGTGGTAGGTGCTTGTTGCACAGTTGTTGGAGTAGACTTTGAACTTCCAAATAATAAATCAGATAATCCCATTTTATATAGCCTCCTTTAAGGGGTTATGGTATCTTTGGTAACCCAACTTCCGGATTCTCTTCTTTGTTGGACTAGATTATTACCATCTCTTCCAGTCCTCCAAGAACCATTTGTGTCAGAGTCTCCGTAATATATATAATAAGTAGAACCAAGTTCATATGATTCTGATCCTAACTTCTGTAAGGTTGATATTAATCTTCTTCTATCTATATCTAAGGAAGATATTAATTCTTCTAATATAGTTACTATATCATCTATAGTCTCTGCATCCTTTAAAGAAGAAGTTATATATCTTAATGTAGGTCTTATTAGTATATTATCTACCATTAGTTTTCTTCCTCTAATTGAGAATCTACCCTCATGTAGCGTAGTTGAAAATTAGATCCAGCATCTGAATTGCGTATTCTGAATTTTATAGTTCTGTTTACTATATCAAAATAGAAATCTCGTACAGAAAAGGCACTTGTTAAAGTTACATCTGTCCATGGGGAAGGGGTTATCCAGTTTAGGCCGTTGTCTAGGCTATAGGATATGGTGACAGAGTTACCAGCTAGGTCTAGGGCTAATCTTTTCCATCTAACCATGTCTCTAGAATAGTTACCTACGTTACCTTCATCGGTGTCTACATTTCCTTGGGATGTGAAAGTTATTGTGATAAAGAATGCGTCCTGGGCTGTTGATGAATCTATGTCTACGATGTTTGGGTTTATGTAGTATATGTATCCATTATATCCTCCGACTACTAGGATGGGGGCACTAGCCCTATTTGTTCTATCTCCCCATCTCCAGTTCTGGGCATCCCAAGAGCCAATAAGATCCCCCCAGATTGTGTTGTCTTGTTGGGTATAGTAGCCTATGGAATACCAGTCTCTTTTTAGAGGGCCTCTCCAAGAGTTTAGTTTGGTATTGTAGCACCATACTGAGTCTGGGTCGTCTGTGGTGGTAGGAACCATCCAGCAAGCTTCTTCATCGTCCGAGTTATAGTATGCTTCTATTTTATCTACATTCTCATCATTTAGGGAGGCGAATAGGAGTTCCTTGACAGGGTCGCCTATGTCGACTTTGCGAGTACCACCATCATAGCGGTATAGATTAAACTTAGTCATAACGTAGTGACTGTTTCCGTCCGTGGTGACAGCACGATCTGATATAGGACCTACATCAACTCCACTCATAGTAGAGGTAAAGTTGTAGATAGAATCCCCACCAACCCATTCCATAGTGAATACAGATTCTTCTAGATATATTACTATAGTTGTGGAGCCTAAATATTCTACTGTTAGTATTGCATCTTGGCCTCCTTGGAGATCTGTGAAACCAAATCCTGGATTGGTCCAATCAGTTGTGGCATAGGATAATGCTTGTGGGATGGACCAACGTACTCTTCTAGGGTATGGAGTTCCAGATTCTGTAGTGTTGAATAGGTTGAGGCGTTCTTGGAAAGATCTTATATTTTTAGCTCTGTATGAAGTTGCTCCAGATAATTGTATAAAGTTAGCTGCGGAGTCTTTCCTCTGGATCTCATCTACATTATTAGTAGCCATGTTTTGAAATCTGTGGACTGTGTTTTTCCAATGGTCTGTTTGGAGTCCTGTGTACGCTTCTGGAGAGCGTATGTCGTCGATGTAGATAGTTTGTGCACCGTTGTCTACGTTTACTATAAGAGAGGCTGACAGGAGGGCATCTAGATCATCTGGGTAAGTTCCTCCATCTGATGCTATGGAGGTAGATAGGGTTATAGATATCTCTGTCCATATTCCAGCCGTTAGGGCAGGGATAGAGTAGTCTGCATATGTGGCTCCTGTGCCTCCTGCATTCTCCTCTGACAATCTTATACGTATATCATCTGCTGTGGTGGCTATGTCTGACTGCATCCATAGGTATAGGGTGTTGTCAGCAGATATGTCTAGGGAAGTAAAGTTTATATATGATGCTAATCCTGTAGTAAAAGCTGCTCCTATAATATTTTTAGAAGAAGCTGTTCCTCTTCTTACTACAGTTTCGTCCGCGGTGGAGGTTACATTAGCGGAAGCTGTGAAAGCTGTCTCACAGTCTGTTATTGAAGAAGCTCTAGAAACATTTTGCCATACATTGTTACTAGTGTCATATATGTAGATATAGTCCTCTCCGTAGGCCAACATCTCTGCTGTTCTATCAGCATGGACATATTGGTTCATCCTGGAGAAGGAGGCACCAGACATAAGAGGAAGGTCAGTTGCTGCGAATCCATATTTAGCAGTGCCTTGGGCCTTTTGGATTATGCCATCTTTTAGTTTAAGATTTTGCATAGAAGAGGCAAACTTAGGATCTTTCTGAGTATCTGGAACACGAAAGTCCAACCCAGACATTGGGTAGAATACTTCTCTTATATTTGTTTCTTTATCGTATGACATTTATATACTCCTTATTAAGGGGCTGTCCCTATTGCTAGCCAAGAAAATGCTCCTCCTGCATCATCTCCTTGATTAGACTTTGCAGTAAATCCTTCAGTAGTTGCGGCTTCATACCACGTAGTTCCCGAGTAATAGCATCCGCCATTTATAAATATAAGAGGGGCAGCCCCAAAGGTATAGCCGAAAGTTATTGCTCTTACACCTCCAGGAGAAGAAAAAGAAGATGTCCCTAAGGCTATTATTGCGTTACCTAGTCCGTGGGCTGCTATTCTAGCAGCTAGTTGGGTTTGGATGGCAGAGGTTACTCCATTTACATATCCTACTTCTGTGGATGTAGTATCTGAACTTGTTAGCTTACCGTCCCCATCTATGATAACTGCTCTTGCTGCTGTAGCTTCTGCCATTATATCTAGAGAGTTAACTTCTGCCCCTGTAGATGTTATTGCTACCCCATTTATTTTAGGAGCTATGATGTCTAATGTATCTACATCTTTATCTGCTCCTGCTACTATTGGTAAGCTGGCTGCTACTGTTCCGGCAGTACGATCTACTATGGAAGCTACATTAGTATCTACCCAGGCAGATCCACTGTAGTGGCGTAGAGTAGCATCATCAGAATCCACCATTAATCTACCAGCATCATCACTTGTTAGGGCTGTTGAACCATCTGGTCTGTTGGTAGGATCAGAGGCCTCATAGTAGGCTTTAGCGGATCCTTCCTTATGTTCCCCGCCTGCTGAACTGGAGGCGTTTGTAGCGTGTTCTTTCTCATCTCTTATACGAACTCCCTTACGGAGATCTCTTATCTCATCATCACCATTTCTAGCTGCATCTGAATTTAATGGGGCATCTTCATCCCACCCTGTACCATCTCCTAATGCCATAGTATAACCTCCTATTTATCCTTGTTCATTTTATGTATGATGGCTATAGCCTTTTCTGTACGATTGCCACCTTTTACTTTAAAGCTTCTTTTTACTTTTCTCTTCTTTTTATTCTTTGTATTTTCAGGATTCTTGCTGGACATTTTTTACTCCTTCCACAGATTTTTGCACTTCAACCACTTCTATAGTTTTATTATTAAAGAATGACACAATAAATACAACTACTAATGGATATAATACTTGAGTTATTATACTTCTTAGATTATTCATTCTATGTTCTGAAAGGGTAGTTTTTAATTCATCTAGCCTTTTAAATATCCCAGAGAAATTTCCTTCTAGGGTGCTTATTTTTTGCTCCATTATTGCAATCCTTTCATGTATTGCTATACTTTTACATTGATGGATCTCATCCTTCATATACCCCGCCTTTATTTTTTAGGCTTGCTTTTAGGCCCTTTGTTAGGTGCTGGGGTTTTAACCTCCTCTTTTAATGGTTTGACAGCATTTAGGTTGGCTATTAATGGTTGTGCAAATTCATAAGGAGTTTTCATTAATATTTGGTTGATGTTTTTTAGTGCTTCTTCTTCGATTAGGTATTGCATACTTATTCTCCTATTGGTTTTGGTTAACTTACTATCCTTTTATTATAGCTATTTGTGCATCGATTTCTGCGTTCTCTGTTATCCTTACTTCTATCCTTGTTTGGTCTGCTGCGCTAGCAAGTAGGTTAGCTTCTTTCTTTGCTTCAAGATCTGCTACTGTTTTAGCTTGTGTTTGAGGAGCGTCTATTGTTACCACACCATTATCACTTATTGTTTTCTTGCTCCATGTTCCATCACTATTGTCTACATACTCGATTGACATATTATTTCTCCTTTTTGTTATGCCGCTTCTAATAAAGCGATTCTAGTTTCAAGTGTTTGTATTTGGTCATATGCTCTTAGCAATAATTCATTAGTTGAGTATAGGAATTGTCCCATATCAATAGCACATTTCTCACCTTTTTTATAGTTAACGTTTACATTCGAGGTAACGTCTTTTTCTTTAAGTCCTCTTCGGAATGCTTCACCGGGAATGATGCGGTGCATGTTCTTTCTTATCGTGTCTTCTTTGGCGTGTATTGCTAGTTCATCTGGAAGGGTTGACTTGTCCATATATCTAAAGAACTGTCCGTTACCAGATGTATGTAGGAGGCCGTTTGTGTGCGGCTGTATCTGATTAAACATGTTATATAGCTCTTCTGTCGTATGGTCTTTGAAAGTTGCGCATGTGTCATCTGTGAAGACATGGGCGACAACGCTTGCAAATGCCGCCGAAGTGCTTCCCAAATCAAAAGCGTTATCATTGATAGGCAAAAGTTGTGTAGATGATATCGTTACTGCAGAAACTGTGTTAGCGAAAAAATATAGCTTGTTATCAGAATTGGCGTAGCGTATCCCGCCTTGTATTGTAGCTCCTTCATAAAACCAGAGATCACATTGATAGCCTGAGCCACAAGATATGGCCATCGCTGCATTGGTAGTGCTTGATACGTCGAATGATTCGTTTGCCGTAGTTCCGCCAACAATAAGATTTCCATTATGATCAATCCTCACTGCTTCCGTATCTGTGTTGTAGTTCGCACCTACGTTCGTTCTGAAAGCAAGATACGTATTACCCCCAGATGTATGGCCGCCCTCAATGGAGCTTTGATGATGTGAAGTTGCTGAATTTCCACCCGACGAAAATAGAATTCTTGATCCTAAAAAGTCATCAACATTAATATAATTAGTGAGTTGGAGAATGTCGTTAATTGTACTGTTTGTATTTTTTCGGATCTCAACAAGGTGCTGTGGTGTTGTGATATCTGCACCCACACCAAAGTTGCCAGTACTAGCCATATGCACAACCTTAGTATTATTAACGCCGAGAAACATATCTGCGTTTTCGTAGTTCCACACGAAGGCCTGTTCACTTGTATTTTTAATTAGTGCGAATCCGTCTGTGCTAGTTGCCCCCGTTGTTGCGTCTGTTAATAATAATCTTATGTCTGTTGATGCTGAGGTGCTGTGGAAATGGCCTCTTGACGCAGGAAATGTTATTCCTGCTCCTATATTTCCTGTACTAGTTATTGCTGCAATATTTCCGCCAGATGCACCATTACCAAAAATAGTTCCGCCGGTGCCCCCGTAGTGATTAATATATGTAGCGAACGCCCCATCTTTAGCATCAATGTGCAAGTTTCCGTTGGTAGTTGCTATTGAAGCTCCTGTATGCACATCACCATTTCCACCAATAGATAACGTTTCCGACCATGATGTGTTGGGCCCAAAAACTATGTATCCATCTATTGGGACAGTAAAGTTGCCAGAAGTATCAAGAACTAACCTATCCGCATTCGCTGTGTCGTCATAAAGCTTAAAAGTGCCTGTATTAGTCAACTGCCAAGCGTATTCCCTAACTGAATTTTCCCAATAAAGATTTGCGAACTCTTCCGTTCCGCCTGCTTCTATACGAGAATCATTTTGACCTGCTGCTAAACTTAGAATGTTTCCTCTTACGTCCAAAAGATAACCTGCGGTTGCCGTAGTCGCCCCAATTACTGCGACTCCTGCATCAGTTATAGCAAATCGTGTCGTTCCATCGTAAATGAAAAACCCATCTGCAACTCCGCCGCCGTCAACACCCATCAAGTACTGCTTGGAAGAATTTGCGAACAAGATAGAAGCTTCTCCTGCATCGCCTCCATCCTCTATCTTTAGCTGAGGGTTGCTTGTATTATAAACATGTAGTGCTGTCCCTGGCGTAGTCGTCCCAATACCGACGTTGTTGCCATCAGGGTTAATCGACAAGTCGGCGCCCCCGTAACTTTGTATTTTTCTATATGTTGATTCATCAGATAACTTAAATTTGTCATTATCTGTTCCGATTGATACTTTACCGTTTACATGTAGTTTTTCGCCTGGCGAAGTCGTCCCGATCCCGACGTTGCCACCATCGTCTTGCAATACAAGAGAATTAGTTGAACTCGCTCGTAGTATAAGCTTGTTATCTTCTGAAACTATCGAGTGAGTATGTTGTGTTGCATTATCAGATGCGTATTGTTTTAGATATATTCCTGCACGATGGTTTATTGACCCAAGTGCATTCGTATTTGAAACTGTAAAGGTTGGTGCTGCTCCATGTGATGGTGATGCTGCTCCGTCATCATGCTGGATTACGCCAAAGCCATCTACTGTGAATATTGAATTAGTAGTATCAACATTTAATATGCTTGTCGCTGCTAAATTCTGCACCTGAAAAGCTGATGTGCTATTGGTTGAGTTTTTAAATGTTACCGCTCCCGTAGAAAGCACTTCTTGAAACTTCCCACCACTCGTATACATCTCATATAAATTAAATTGATGATTGTATAGTATCCGCGCGGCAAGCCCTGCATTATCAGAGAACCTTAGCTCACATTCTAAATTCGCACCTGTTTGTAAATTGAGGATGGCATCCGTTGCCTGAGAAGTGCTACCAACAATAACTTGAGGTGTGGATGTGTCAGCTGTTAAAACTGCAAGACCTGCGGCATCTTGAATCTGGAAGCCCTCTGTGCCATCTGATACATTTTTAAAGATAATTGAATCACCAAGACTTGTGATTTGAGGGTCTGACCCACTATATGTTAGTCTTCCAAAAGCAGTTGTATTTCCCCAATCTAAAGAATAATCACCGTTGCCTAAAGCGATAAGACTTTTGTTTACAACTACTGAATTTCCAGAAGGCGTTATCCCAAGTTTTCCAGTAGAATCAACACCAAAATCGCAATAATTAGTTGCGGAACCGTTTGCATCATTATATGTAAGGCGTAAATTATCACCTGTTGCAGAGTTTATTTCCACCTGCTTATCTGGTGCATCAGTATTAACACCAAGAGTTCCTAAGAGTTTCGTGTTTTTAAAAACAGCAAAATCGTTAGTGATTTGACCACGACCTGCCTGCATCAAATCACCAACTATTACATCATCAAGCGATTCAAAATCACCTGTAAGCATATTACCTGTAACCTGCGAGTTACCAGTAACCTTTAAAGCATAACTTGCATCTTCATCACCACCGATACCCATTTGACCAGCTTTACTAATTCTCCATACCTTAGAATCAGCGTTAAATACCATATATTCGGCTACTGCTGAGTAGCTTTGTGAAAAGATTGGGGTGCTTGATCTCGCCCACGTTTCCGAAACGGAAGAAGCTGTATCGTATGTTATCGCAACGGAGTTCCCAGCACTTGAAGTGAAATCTATTTCTGTATAGCCCGCTGTCGTGTCAGTTACGGTGAGGGACTCACACACAATGTCAGCAAGAGGATCAATTCCTAAAGGTGAAGCTACTGTACCAAGTCCTGTTAAAGTCGTGTCTGTTTCAACTAAGCTTAAATAGTTTCCAGTTGGACTACTTACTTGATTAGATTTTGTTCCTGTAAGTGCCTCAACTTCAATAATTTTCCAGTTTCCACCCTGATACTTAATAATAATCTTAGCTATAAAAACTAGCTCTGGTGTTAGGTCGTCTAAGGTTCCAAGGTTTATATCGTTTGTAGTTTCCGCTTGTGCTCCAGTAAGTGATGCAAATTGTGCTTGCCCTTGGACGAATTGAGTTCTTAACAATTGACTTGGCACATCTGCTGCTGTCTGGAAATCAAGCACATAAATATTCATGTGATAATTATTTGACATTAATGTTTGCTGCCAAGCTCCACCAGTAAATTGATTATAATAGGGACGAGATCCACTTAGAGGAACAATATCTGTAGAGCCAGTTATGAAATTAGCTGTACCACCTGCGCCTGCTATATAATATTGCGTGTAAGTATCAACTGGTAAAGCCGTAATTGTTGTCGGCAAATCTTCATCGTAAATTAAAGCTGAACTTACAGAAGGTCGCCTATTGGATGCAGTAGTTGAGTTTAATACATAGTCCGCTAATGTTCCACCGCTCTGTTTGTATGTTCCGACAGCCCTATGTTCTGCCCTGTGTGTCTGCCATTCCATCAATCCATGACATTCCCGCTGGTATACCCAATTCCCATTATTTGTGTTGTAAAAAGCAATCGCAATCAAAAGATCGTGAAAGAAGTTCTCACCAAGATCTGCAAATGCAACCCACTCTATTGTTGTTCCATCGTATACTAGGAAATATCCCGTCCCTGTTGTAGCACTATGTTCAGGTGAGGTCCATCCGGTAACAATTGTTGTATTTAATATGTTCCTATAATATGTTTCCCAGTCTGAACCTGTTAACGTAACTGTCCTTGTTGATGAATCCCCAGTAATTATGACGTTCTCTGGATTTGTAAATCCTGTTGGTTCTTTTGTTATCTCGTACCCTTTACCAATTTCTTGTAAAACTGATTCCACCTCTTCACCTACAAAGTGTAGCCCATCATCGGCAACGCCAACCAGTCCAGCACCAGATGCTCCAGAAGCTATGTCAGTAAACCCTACATTATTAATATGATAGTCTTGTCCAGACGCAACAAACATGCTTCCTGTGCTCGACGATATATTTCCAACAGCATCAATATCATCTGTGCTTGTAAGCTGTTCTGCTTGTAATGTCCCTGAGAATGTACCATTTACAGCACTTGTGATTGAACCTGAGTTTATTGAGAGAGTGCCGTCTGTAAGCGTTCCAGCGGTAAGCGTATTTGTAATGTTTGCGTTATCTGTGCTTGTTAATTGCCCTGCCTGAAGGGTTCCAGAGAAAGTCCCGTGTATTGCGTCTGTAATAGATCCAGACCCAATAGAAAGGGTGCCATCTGTGAATATCCCAGAGGCGAGGGTGTCAGTGGTCTTGTTGTATGTAAGTCCAGGGTCGGCCGCTAAGAACCCACCATCATTAAATATAACCTCAGTATCATTACCAGGCGCACTAATTGTACCATTGAATGTGACATCGCCATTGAATGTGACATCATCTTGGAATATCTTTATTCCTTCTATAGTGTCATCTTCAAATAAACTTACAAAAGGTTCTTTATCAAATAAGATCATATTTACCTACCGTAGGATACTATTAATTTAGCTATGTTTCCGTCTGTCTTGTTGATGGATCTAAAATCTGAGATGTCTCTGAAATAAGTTATCTTGAATGACTCCCCTGCACGGGCTAAGTGGCCATCGTAGTTGTCTGGGTCTGGGTCATCTCCGTCAGCCCAGAATCTTATAGAATTATCTTCTACAGTTACATAGGCTATTTGAGCTATACCATATTCATCTGAATTAGGGTTATAGATGGAAGATGTGAATCCTATTGGTGTAGTAGCTACAGTGATGACTTCATGGGCGAATGTTTTGTAGAATTCTGCTATTTTAGTTACGCTGGAAATGACTTTAGGAGGCATGTTATTCTCCTATACCGGTAAATAGTAAAGGGTCGTCTTTATCGATACCTAGATATGGAATGAGTTCATCCGTTATTGGGTCCCTTGTAGATTTGGCATCTTTTATTTTATAGCTATAGTGAGTAGGGTATATGGGTGTATTTACCAGTTGAATGTCTGAGTCTGCTAAAAAATATTGAGAGGACTTTATTCTAGGGATATCTTCGGATAAGACATCTACGCAAGCTATTATTTGAGATCCCTCTAAGGATAGATCATTGAGGTTGTCATGGATATATTTATTATTACTAACTGCTATTATTCCGAAAGTATGGTAAGGGAAATCTAGTACTAGTGAATTATTATCTTTTGATAATATAAGTGTTGTTACTATGAATATTTTACTATACATATTAACCCCCTGTTATTTGAGAGGTTAGAGAATTGTGATATTCTGTGTGTTGGGCTGGAGTTAGTATTTTGTCTTTAATGGTTATGTTAAAAAATACCCCATAGTATTCATTTCCAGATCCATCCCCGTTAGACCCTATTCCTATGGTAGTTCCAAAATCTTGACTAGTGAAATCGTCTGATGTCTCATTAATACCATCTGCGATGCCTTGATAGAATCCTTCTACATAAGGAGATGTTCCTGATTGATAATTCATTCCGATGGTCATGGGCGTGTTGGCCGTCCATGCAGTATTTATAAGATCAGTTACTCCTGAATCTATTGAATCAGTTACATTAGGCCGTAAAAATACGTCATTAGAAGCAGCATTCCCGTTAAATATTATGTATAAAATATCTGCTTGTGTTTCAAATAGTTTTTGTACTTTGGCGTGGCCGCTTGGGAAAGTAGGGGCGTGTTTTATAAATATGCTACCTTCTCCTGGGGAAATATTTCCAGCAGTGGGGTAGGTTAGTAATTCTGCATTTCTAGTTAAGGCTGCTGTCGTAGTTGGGATGGTAGATGATACGAAACCTAATTTATTTACTTCTGGAAATACAAATTGTAAATCTACTGTGTCACCTTCTGTTATTGAAAACATATTTAATTTTATTATGACTCTATCTACTAGAGCTTCTACTACTGTGAAAGTAGCATGGAATAATTTCCAATCATCGGCTGATATACTAGCTTGTAGGTCGGAGCTATTTAATTGGGAACCTATTTCTGCCCCAGCAGAGTTGGCCTCAGTTGCGCTAATTTTAACTGTAGTGCCTGTTGTTGAGCCTTTTATGTAGACAGGTATTGTGAGGGGGTCATTTTGAGAAAATGTACCTGCTGCTGTTGTCTGTATTAATTGAAGGAATCCATTATCCCCTGCTTCACCAGTATATTGTATTCGTTGGGCTTTTGTACCAGTTCCGAATATAGCAGACACATCTAATAGGGTGGTAGTTGGAGTTCCACCAAGGTCAGTAGCTATAGCCCAATCATCTGCTAATCCATCCGAATTTGTGTCGGTGGAGAATTTAGATTGTTTTAGATAGTTAGTGGAAGGGCCTTCTTTTAGCAAGCCAGATTGTTTTTGTGGGTATGCTTGGATTCCACTAGAGTCCGCATAAGCACATGTTGTTCTGGGTATGTTGCTAGTTGTTGTTATGTTTAATTGGTATGGGCCTGTTAGAAAGCTGTAGCCTCCTACTGAGGATGAATCGTTAGATCCTACCTGATCTATGATAGAAGAATCTACATCTCCTAATGCCCTCGAAAAAGCCCATCTAGATAATTCTTCTATGGATATATTTTTTTCATTATATATATCTAATATTTCGTTATCAGATAGAGCTTGATTATATACTCTAACATTGCTTATCTCGCCATTGTATTCTTTAGCTGAATCATATACGCCATCAAAAGATCCTATTATAAAATCATGTGTGTTAGAAGTGATTGCTTTTGAGGCTGTATTTTCCCCCTTAAATTCCCCATCTTCGTATAACCTTAAATTTTGATTATCGTACACAAAAGCTATGTGGGTGGGGGTTGTGGTACTTCCTACTGTAGTTGTTGCATATGCTGTACCATTTGCTACAAATTGAATTGCCTGAGAACTAGATTCATCGGTTTTTCTAATTGCGTAACCTGTAGATTCATCTGTTTTTGATATTAAGTAAGATGTAGCAGTATCTCTTGGTGTGTATGTAAAGGATATAGTGAAAGCATCTGAAGTTGTGAAATTAAATTCTGATACGTTGCCGAAATTTACGGCCCCTTCCATAGTATTATCAAAAGACATAGCTTCTGGTCTTTTGGCCCAGTATGTTGCTGGTGCGGATGAACTACGAGAGGCAGCAAAAGTTCCGTCTCCTATATCCCCTCCTTCATATGATTGAGAGAAGGTAGAATCTAATTCTGTATCGTTATATCTAGATAGATCTATGTAGTCTATTTCCTCAGTAGCTCTTCTTTTATGTGTTCCCATAAAGATCTCCTTATCTAGATCTAACTTTTACTTTTAATGTTAAGTCTCCTACCGCTAGGGTAGGGGTTCCTAGACATTCTAGTACACAATATAATATAGATGTGGCGTCTAGGCTGAAATCAAAAGGTCGTTGATTTGATTGTATGACAGCTCCTGCGGCATCTGCTGCATAGGCGTCTAGATTTACAAAGCCAGCTAATTTATTTCTATCTGCGTCAGCTATATCGAGGGCTGCATTATTTGTGATAGTAGAATTAGATGGGGCTGATTCAAAGAAGTATGCACGTACTGCAAATGTTTCTACATCTTTGCTTGTGAGTACTACCTGGGTGATCATACCATTTCTGACGGTGTCTTGGGTAGCACCTATTAGTTGGAGTGCTGTTGCATCTCCTGTAGCATTCTGACCTAGTACATCACCAGAAGTATATTGAGTAGTACTTATAAAAGGCACTACCGATAAAGTTACTGTTCTTGACATTTTTTAATCCTCCAATATTAACATAATAGATCACCACAACCATAGTCACTACCTATGAAAGGGTTGTTCCAATAATCTGCGGCATAGCTACCACCTTCGTGAAATCCTCTACCTTCTGGTTCCCAATCTGATTTATCAGATATAGGTTCTACAGCTTCTGCTAGTAGACGTTTATATTCTCCATTCCATTGAACGGCTGCATTTGGTTGTTTTGCGAAATTATAATATCTACGTATTACGTCTGCTATTATTACTGCATCTAGATTTAGATAGTCAGATGTGGTTGATGTTGTTAGATCAGTAGCATATAAGGATGCTCTTATGGTTAGTGCGTATGCGTCGTCTGGGACTGGGAAGAATTCTACTTTTCTATTGTAGGGGCAGTATTGTCTAGGTTGACCTTCTGTTAGGTCTGCTGGTTTTGGGAAATCTTTATCAAATAATCTGTAGTGGCGATAGGTTAATTTTCTAGAAGCAGTACCTGAGGAGTCTATGTATCTGACAGATAGGTATTGTTTAAGGTTAGCTGCGTTGGTTGCTCCTATTAGTTCTGTATCTGTGTAGATGCTTTGTGAAGCTGTCATGGTAGTGGATGTATACAGGAGATCTAATTCAGGGAATGCATAGGTGTTTGCTACACGTTTTTGGGCATAGTTAACCCAACGTAGAGCTAAAGTTGATAGAGTTGTAGTACCATCTGCTAGAATTGTAGTACCTGGCCTACCGACTGTGTTTAATGATTCACTAATTATTTGCTGCCCAGTTAAATCTCCCATTCACACACCTCTTATTATAACTTTTTAGAGTTAGGACCTGCTGGACGTAGGCCACTACTTAGTTTAGAGTTAGATGTTTTATTATCTACCCCTAATACTTCTACTTTAGATTTTTTCTCTGTTCCACTGGCAGTTGATTTACCGCCATTTCCCGTTGTTCCAAAACTTCCCATAATATTATCCTTTCATATAGTTATGTTAGGCGTTTAGCTTAACTACTGTAGATGTAGCTCCAGAATTTGTACCTATGGCACCATCTGTAGCGGTTACAATGTAAGCGTCTGTATTAGTTACATCCCATAGTAATGATCCAATAGTGGCATTAGCTGTATAGGTAGTAACAGCCCCAGACATAGGAGCGCTAGATACTATACGAATATCTCTAAATGGATCACTATTTCCTGCAAATACTTTATTAATTACATTTTGTCTTACACTCATACTGTAGCCTCCATTTATAAAAGGCCGTAGGAGGGGTTGAGTTAGGTTCACCCCTCAGTAGCCTTTTATTTCTATAACTATACCCTAGTTATAGAATATTCAAGTTAATTAATCCTGCATCTCCAGAATCGTAAGCATAGTTAGATTGTCCTACAGCAGTTTTAATTGTAGCTGCATTATCTACGATTACTGTTCCATCCTCATTAGCTAGTACTGGAATTCCTGCTGTTATAGTTCCCCCAGATACTACACCACATAGTCCTGATACCTGTGCCCAGAAATATGCACTGATAGCTACATCTGTGATAGGTACTCCTACTATGGCTGCTGTACCTGCATCAATAACTACCCCATTCCATGGGTTTTGATATAGGTTGGCAGTTGAAGCTGCACTGATGGTGTCACGTAGTCCACCTGGGTCAGCTAAGGTTAGAGTAGCGTCAGCAGCGGCATCGGCAGCAGTATTTGACTTAATCATATACTGATGTCCTAGTTCTCCAGATCCTGCACCTACTACTAGGTAGCCATCTGCGAATTGATCTTTAGTTATGGCATCTGTAGAGCCGGCAGTGACTGCTATGGTCACGTCTCCGACTGCACCTGTTCCGATAGCCATATCTTCAAAATCACCAGCAGTGGTGTATACAGGAGCTTGTACTAGTAATCCTGGGGCAAGGGCTGTAGCACCGTTTTTGCATAGACGAAATTTACGTCCATCATTTAGATGAAGGATAGATCCTATGTCTGCTCCAGGGTTAGAGGTAGTTGTTTCAAAAATACGAATCTCAGCTTCTACGATATTTCCGTAGCCTGTTCCATTCAAGTTACTCATTATATGGTCCTCCTAAGTTTAAATTAAGCAGCTACGCCTGTAAGTACACCTTGAGATGCACGACGAGTTGCTACTGTATTTAGTTTAACTACGATCTGAGTTACACGGTCTAGAGAATTAGGAATGGCTTTCCATTCAGTCATCATGAAGTTGATGTCTGGATCCATAACTAATCCTAAGAATCTTGTATTTAGAAAATAGATTCTTCCAGTAGTAGCTTTAGTTGACCATATGTATGGTTGACCCATAAAAGTTACATCTGAGATAACGTCACCTTTTGGGGATGTACCTACTAGACGTTGTTTCTCTTCCTGCTCTTCTACGTATATTTCGTAGGAGGTTTGATCAGATACTATCATATTTGGAGTACCTGCGCCTGCGCCTACAGAACATGTGTTGAAGAGGTTACGCATATCTGAAATTAGATATGTGGAAGCTGGGCCTGTAGATGTTTTTTGTTTATTCTGCCACCAACTATTTGTTGATTGGTTGATGTTACCTATAGATAGGGAAGCTGTAGGAGTTGTATCTACTAGATTATCTAATCCATTGATATCTTTTCCACTGTTTCCTGTACCATCAGAAAATAATTGTGCTTCCAATTCATCAGAGATGGATAGAGAAGCGTTATCTATTTTACTGTTAGCCCAGTTAATGTGCTGCTGTTTAGATTTATTTTTAGCATCATCTGTGAAATAGCGTACTATTGATGCCGCAATAAATTTCCACTGATATTGAGCTACTGTTAAGAATTTACTTTCATTTAAACCAATTGTATCTCCACGACCTAGAGAAGTTACAGTTGAGTTTTTAGCATATGATAGGGGTTGTTCTAAGTATCGACCGCCTGTGCCATCAAACTTAATCATACCCATAGCACGTAATGCATTTAGTAATGTGTTTTCTGTAAAAATATTATCTACCACACCCGCCCTACGATTATTGAAGGTGGTTGTGTAGAGATCATCTAATTGTTCAGTTCTTGTTGCTGGGGCTGTCATTTTATGTCCTCCTGATTATTGTTAATTATATGGTTTGGGTGTCGGCACCGAATATTTGATCCCAGGCATCCTCCCCTGCTTGTTGTGATGTTTTTTTAGCCCCCTCACCGTGCATGTCTGCTGCAGCGGATGGAAAATTTGTAGGCTTTTCTGTCACTAGGGGAGTTTTAGGTTTAACTGGATCCGATCCTGGATCTGGCGCCTTTGGAACTCCTATTGTGGACGTATATAATTGGTCTGCTTCTAAATATATTTGTTCTACTGATTTATTAGGGTGGGCAGATGCTATTCCTGCCATCATATTTGTAAAAACTGGATTTCGTGCTACGCTATCTTTTCCGTATTTATTTAATAGGGATCCAACCTCTTGTTGTGCTTTTAATAAGTCTACGTCCTTTTTAGATTCAGTGATAGTTTTTTCTTGCTGTTTTTCTAGAGGGGTTACTTTTTCTTCTATAATTTTTCCTATGCTAGATAGTAAGTCTCTTTTGGACATTGATTCTAATTGATCATCAGTCATGGTGGATAGATCTAGGGAAGATGGTTTTGTTGGTTCGACTGCATCATAGCTAGGACTATCTATGGTTGACTGGTATTCATCGGACATTAGGGTTGTTCTTAGTTCATTATTTTCTGATTGAAGAGTTAAAAGTTGGGACTTCATAGTTTGAATTTCTGTTTTCAATTCATCGTGTGGGTTAGGTGTTGGATCTGGTGTAGCTGGAGGTGTAGGTGTAGGTGTTGGTTCTGTGGCCTGAGTATTTATAGATTGTTCTGACATATTAGTTACCTTCCTGATTAGTTGTTGATAGGTTGTTTAGTTTAGTGTTCTGTAATCTTATTGATTTTTGGTGTAGTTTGTATTGCTTTCGTAGTTGAACTTGGATGCCGTTAATTAATCTTCCTGTCCAACCGTCTCCAGAAAAGAAAAATCTTATACTTGTGTCATCGTATATTTTTATTTCTATCCTTTTAATTACTTTAGGTTTATTGGTCATTCCTAGTGCCATGTTTGCTCCTTAGGTTAATAATGAATGTGCCATTACATTTCTTTTTAAACACTCTTCTTTTAGGTGTGATTTCGATGTTATGTATACTGGTGTGGTGGCCATTTCTGTGTACCATCCTGCATAGCCTAGGCCTGTAGCTAAATTGCGGATTGAGAATTCTCTTTTTAGGGGGTTAGCGCATAAGGGGCAATGTTGCTTGTCCCGTTTATCTACTGTAGATGCTATATCTTTATGGTCATAGCATGATTTACAATAATATTGATAGGTTGGCATTAAGCTGCTCCTCTATTGGCTGACACATCTTTCATTGGTACTGCATTTTGAGGTGTAGTTCCTGCCCCTGATTGCATCATTTGTTGCATTTGAGCTTGTTGTTGTTGTATTTGGGTTAGGATAGCATTCATATCTATACCTTCAAATTGACGGTAATAGTAACGTTCTAATTCTTCTGGTGGAGGTGTTCCTGGGTGCAAAGCTACCCATGATTGTATTAATGTAGTTGCATCTTGTTTTCTAGATTCTGGATCTATGTTTCGTGCTTCATTGGGATCTACCTTGTAGTTATATTGACCCCGAAGTTCTTCACCACTGAATTGAACCCATAGTTTAGCTCCTTGTGGACCTATTATGGGAGCTACTCTTTTTTGATTCCAGTATTTAAATACTTCTTGGGCGAAGGATTTGTTTATGTCTGTTAATAGGTCTGCTACTGCATCACGACGTTCATCTATTCTAATTTCTGAGTGGATGTTAACTGCTTTAGTTTCTGTAGCTGATATGTGGGTTTTTCCTTGGAATTCTCCACCACGATTTCGATTGGTGCCTAGGACTGTGCGGACGTCGTTTTCTGTAGCTTGGGCATCCAGGAAGAGGTCTTGGGGGATTTGATGATTTAGATCCCTAACTACATCTCCTACTTTGTCGTCCTTTACTTTTATAGCTACTGCACGACCTGATAGCATTTTTTCTAACTCTTCATCATCTATCCTACCTTTGGCATAGAGGAATTTTATTACAGATAATTTACGATGGAGACGTATTTGTTCTCTAATTTCTATAGATTCTAATTGTTGCGGTTCTAGTACTCTGGCATCTGATACTCCATAGACATAGTCGGGGTCTTCATTGAAGATTAATGTTTTTACTGGGATACCGTCTATGAGTAGGTCGTCGATGTCGCTGCGGAGGAACTTGTTAGAATCCTTTGTGACTACTCTGACTTTTCCAGATTTGTAATCACGTATTTCCCATATTTCTGTGAAAGCTACATTTGTCGAATCAAACATCCTATCTCCAGTTTGATTGTCAGTTCCAAAGGAATCTGTTCTGCGGATATTAAAGTTGCCAGATAGTTTGGAAGTGTTGGAATATTTTTTATCTAACTTTAGATCTGTTAAAGGACGTATATGTCTTATGGCTACCCATTCAGCATTTTCTGGGGAAGAACATCCATATGGATAGATTACATCTTCAGGACGTGCCCGTAAGAACCATGGGGATCCTGAAGCTATTGATTTTTGATATTCTATACGATTACCTTTTTGGTCGAATAAGGATAAGGTACCTGTTCCGTCTACTCTTGGATCAACTAGTGATTGGTCGAAACCGTATTCAGAATCATAACCCACTATGCCTGATGCTATTCCTGCCAAGGAAGCATCTAGGATCATACGCTTAAGTTGTTTCTTAACCCCTTGTTCTCGGATTAGGTAATTAAGTACATGTTCTAGGAGGTTAGCTTTTACTAGAGCTTGAGGGGTTGTAGGGGTTATTGATACACGAGGGTTTTTAAAATATACTTGTGGTATTAGGGTGCGTATGTGGGCGAAGGTTAGATTGAGGGGTAGTCTACCTCTGCCAAATTGATGCCTGTAATATTTTTTAAATCTTGCCCAATCTTTTGAACGAGCAAATCGTTCTTGGAAGCGTTGACCTGATATTATGGATTGCTGCCAAAAGGAGGCACTTTCTCTATTGGAGGATGTTGCTATTATGTTTGGAGCAGATGAATTTACTGCTATCCCTCCAGAATGTATTATATTAGCCAAAGTATGCTCCTTAATGCCGAAGTAGGGGTGTATAAACGGCCTTTATTTATTTATATATTTAGCATATAATAAAGGGTTTGTCAATAGGTATTTATATTGATGGCATGGGAAGGAGTATAGGACAAACTAAGTAGATAGGGCAGAAATACTATAGGTAGTGCAGATCTTCCAGGGCTTCTTCGGGGTGTAGCCTACTACTATGGTGGGGATAGAAAGAATCTTCTACATCTTCCAGGGGAGCTACTATTGGATACGCAGTTTTCGTACTACGTTCTTTAAGTTCTTTTTCTATATCATTTATATTTATACTAAATTCTCCAGTGTAATCATCTGAGGAGGGTTGTTCTAGGATATCCATCATAGATATTCCTTTTAATTTTATAAACCATCCTGTTGTGTCTAGAAGATCCTTGGATCTTGACATTGGATATTCATCGAACTCATCTACAAATTCCCTCATAGTGTAATCTATGTGAAATGCTGATGCTGCTGTGATGGCTTCTAGTCTACGGATACGGATGTCTTTTGCATTTTTCTTGGTATCGGCGGGCAAGCGGTTTAGGGTGAAGTATGTCCCATCTTTTTGCATGAGAATCTCTGCTACATGGGACATAGCAGCTTGGTAATATACTTCTTCTATGTACACGTCTGTTTCTAGATCAAATTGTGTTTTTACAAATTCTAGATGTTTTACTATTTCGTAGTATACATTGGTGGGGGTGTAGTTTCCTCTGGAGTATTTTAGAAACCATACGTGGTTGTAGTAGTCTAGTCCATAGGTAGATACTACATTGTAGGCAGATCTTCTTTTGGAAGTTTTTTCTGTCCATGAGGCAAGGTCAATTATAGTAGCTACTTCTTTAAATGTCCTAGGTACTTCTGCCATACCTGAATAATATTTAAGTTGATCTTTGTTAAATACTTTAGAAGATAGATCTTGAGGGATCTGTAAATATTGGGTGCAGTACATCCATGAACCTTGGGTTTTATATATCATATCTAATTGATCTATACCGTAGCGTTCTTCCCAGGTGGGGATTCCTGTTAATGGGGCTAGTACTTGTGAACCGTCTTCATTATATTCTGAGGCCATACTAAAAAATGAATATTGATCTGCCTGGTTGGTGCTTATGTAGTTTTTGAGATCTTTAGGGGCAAATCTAGTCCCTATGTTATGAACCCATCCAGTTGCGGGATCTATTAGGAGGGATATGTTGAATTTATGGAAGCCTATGGCTTTTTCTATTTCCTCTGCTGAAGGTTCTATCTCATCTCCTCGTAGGTCATCTTTTCTTGGGTAGATAAGATCATCTTCTATGATGCCGTGGTAATGGAATCCAACCGCTCCTCCACCTGCTCCAGCACTATTGAAATTACCTTCCTTTTCCCCAAGTCCTTCTCCTAGCTCAGCTTTACGGTCAGACCAACTAGCCATCTTTGTTGGGAGCATTTCAGGCCATACACTTCTATATATATGATTCCTTTCTACTATACCTTTTATGCTATGGATGATATTTTCTGCAAGCACAGCCCTGGCTGATACTATTAGTAAACGGGCTTGGGGGTTGATGCATGTTACGTACCATAAACCGAAGGTGGTAGAACAGGTTGCTGTTTTAAAAAATGATCTAGGTACGGTTACATCTTTGAAGTTGCCATAGGTTTCAAAATCAGCTAAGAATAAACATAACTTACCATGTATTCTATCTATAGAAGCATCCCCTCCAGGATATCCAGGTCCTACTACTAATCTTTGAAATGCCCATAGGCCAGTTTTAGGATTAGAACATTCATTCTTGATACATTGGGCCATCTCTTCTGTTATGAGATTATGCTTAACCCTACCTGTCTCATCACTATTCATTAATGATAAAGGTTTATCTATCTTCCTACTATGTTTTAGGGCTGTGGGGGTGTTGAACATACTAACCCCGTTGACTACCTCAGTATCACATCCTTTATCATCTTTTATAGATGGGAGGGCTTCTATAGGGTGGGCGTCCATTTCGGTGGTGTCGGTGGAGTCATTTGATGGAATGATAGAATCATTAGTTATGGTCATTGACTTGGAGAGTCTTTTTTTGGTTTAGATATAGCTATGGATGTGTCTATTATAGGAGCATCTACATTAACAGATTCCTTATAGACAGCTATGCCTTTAAGTTCTTCTAATATCCTATCCATATCCTTGCTATCTACATTTATATTTAGCTTCTTTTTTACCTCTACCTTTTTAGCCCCGACTCTATCTAGAATATCTTTAGCCACATCTATTCTTATTTTTTCATTCTTGGAGTGGAGTCCTCTTTCTAGAACTCCCACAGCTATGTGGCTTAGTTTATTGACTGATTCTACTATATTTTCTATGCCTGCTTCCATAGATACTGTGAGGCCAGTTTTATATCTTTTAGTTTTAGAGAAGGAGAGCATTTCTTTGAAGGATACGAAGGAGCCATCTAGGTGTTGGATCCCTGATGACTTAGCTATTTCCTTTACCGCATGTCCCATTCTGCGTAATTTTAGAAATTCAATTTCCCATACTTCTAATGTTTCTTTAGGTGCTGGAGATCTTGCCATATACTAGTCCTCAATAATAGGTTTGTCATAGTAATGATTTATTGGGCCCAATTAAATGGTAGCCTTAAAAATCCTTAGCGATATGACCAAGAACTTGGTAAGTTCCTGACATCCTTTGTTTTTATGTCCCTAGTAGGATAAAGAAGGGGAGGGTTGTAAAAGTTAGACCATCCGAGTGGAGTATGAAGCCATGAATGATATAATCCCTCCCTTCTCATCTTGGGATAATGACGATACCTATCTATACCATATATTATTATGGTTGTCAACTATCCTTATCTGGGATGCTATAAACTTATACCTATCTATATACCTATATACCTATTTATATTAGATCGACTCAAATTTTGCTCCGAAAATATGCAGGTGTATACACAATATAACAACCCGGCGTGGGGGAAAGTGATCTAGGTAAATATTAAGAGGTGTATAGATGTGTTAACTAATGTATAACTATATGTGTATGTGTCTGCATTTAAAATGGGGTTTTCATCTTCGTTTGTAAGATTTATTGTTACAGCTGCGGTATCTTCCAATCCTTCACCATCTAT